TGCGTTCGGTCTTCGCATTGTCGTTGACCGCAACTTTGCAGCAGACACCGTCATCGTTGGCGATCCATCAGGCTTCGAGATCTTCGAACAGCAACGTGGGGCGCTCACATTGGAGTCACCATCAACTTTGTCGCGAGTTCTCTCGTTCCATGGCTATTTTGCCACGTTGATGATTGACCCAACGAAGTTCGTGTCACTCACATAATCACTGGTAGTTAGGAAAGGGTCTGTATGTCTGTAAACACAATCATCTACGCCGCGCGTGTTGATAACTTCGCAGCCGTACAGACCCTGACCCTTTCCGAAGTGGAAACCGGTGACAGCATCGTTGTCGCAGGCGTAACCGACACAACGTTCAACGGAACTGTCACGGTCTTCTCCATTGAGCAGTACGAACTTGTCCGCGTGGACGAGTACGGCATCTTGGAGTTTGATTACAACAACCCAAAGCCGAACCAGATCATCTATGCCGATACGGGCGACAATGTTGTGTATGACACCGCCACTGGCACAGTCACTTACACCGTTAGCCCGGCATGGACTACCTCAGCGCTTGTGCTGGCCTGGTTGGGCATTGACGTGGCAACCGCTAACGACACGGCCTTCGTGGCTAAGTGTGTAAGCGCTGCAAACGCTTGGTGTTTCCGTAAACGCCGTGAGGCTGGTTACACCGATTCTGCGTCCACTGTCCCCAGTGCTGATGTCGAGTTGGGCACCACGATGTATGCAGCAACGCTTTACCGTGAACGCGGAACCAGCGGAGATGCCTACGGTGCTTTTGACGGGATGGGCAACCTTGCTCAACCTGTCACCCTTCACCGCATCATGCAGCTGCTGGGCTGTGGCAGGGCGCAAGTCGCGTGAGTTCTTCAGGCATCTTGTACGAGGCTGTAAACGCATGCAAAACAGCGTTGACCGCACTCGGTCTTGTGCCTATTACAGATCCTCGTAACGCTCGCCCTTTGTCGGTCTTTATTGAACTACCCAGCGTCACAGCGTTTACATACAACGTGGGCGATATTAGTCTTCGACTTCGTGTGCTGGCACCGCCTCCGGGCAACCAAGACGCAGGTGATTACCTGATGCAAATCGCAGATCAAATCATGAACTCACCAATCGCGGTCACGGATCTTCGTCCGGGCCTCGTATCCGTAGGGGGGCAAGACTTGCCTTCCTATGACTTAACCGTTGCCGTAGCCGTACGGCGCAACTAACCAAAAGGAGCCCTCATGGCTACAACAACATTCCTCAGCAATGCCACGATTAACATCACGCAGGGCGCAACCACCACTGACCTTTCAGACCAAGCAAACGCCGTTTCCGTCATGGTCGGCGTTGACTCGCTTGAGTCCACCGCTTTCGGCGACACAGGACACCGTTTTACAGCTGGTCTTCAGAATGTCGAAGTGACAATGACCTTGTTCTTGTCTTATGGCGCATCTGAAGTTGAGGCGATTCTTAACTCTTGCGTGGGCACTGGCAGCACCGTGTTGACCATCTCACCATCTGGCACAACAGAGTCCGCTAGCAACCCTGAGTACATCATCACAAACTGCATGCTCAGCGACTTCACCCCAATTAACTCAACCGTGGGCGAACTTGCCACCGTTGAGGTCACCTTCACAGGTGGCACATGGGTTCGTGACGTAACCGCACCGTAAACCCGTAAACCTTCAGGAGAAACAACATGAAGATCACACTTGCAGTCGAACAGATTGACGGCCTCACCTACGAGGTCAGCACGAATCTGTTTTCTATTGTGGCACTGGAGCGCAAGTTCAAAATTCGCGCTTCTGACCTTGCCTCCGGTGTCGCAATGGAGCACCTCGCCTTCCTCGCCTTTGAGGGTGCAAAGCAAAACAGCATTACCGTGCCAGCGGTCTTTGATGACTACATCAAGAAACTGGTCTCGGTAGAAGTTGTAAATGAGGACGCTGCAAACCCTACGCAAGAGGCTCTTACCTCCGAACCATCTGCGAGTTAGCAGTTGAGACGGGGTTTTGGCCTCAGCAAATCCCATTCGATACCCAAGAGCTGCACACCATGTTGGATGTGCTGAAGCAGAGAGCAAAGGAGGCGAAACGTGGGCGTAAATAGCGATATCAGTGTTTTAGGCATCAACGAAGCCATCCGCGCTTTAAACAAGATTGAGCCTGGACTTCGTAAGGAGTTCAACAACGAGGCTCGTGCTATTGCTGCTCCAGCGACTGACGCTGTGCGTTCTGCGTATCGTTTTGTTCCCCTGTCGGGTATGAATCGCACTTGGGCTGGCCCAGCGGTTAAGGGTCGCAAAGTGTTCCCGTGGAATCTTGACAAGGCTCGTAAAGGCGTGGACGTGGTGTTTAACACTGACCGCCGATCTACTGGCACTATCACGATCGTGCAGCGTGACACTGGTACCGCCATTTTTGAGACTGCTGGACGAAAGAACCCCAACCCGTTGGGTGACGCTCTTGGTTCGTTGTCGCCGGGGCGCACTCGCATCATCGGCCCTGTTGTTTACAGCAAAGTAAACGAGATCGCAGGCGTGATGGAGAAGTTTGCTATCGGCATTGTTCAGCGCGTTAACAGAGAGATGAAGTAATGCTTTCTATCCCAATCGTGACGTCTTTCGTGGACGATGGCATCCGTGGCGCAATCAAGGAGTTCAAGCAACTTGAAACGACAGGGCAGAAAGCCCAGTTTGCATTAAAGAAGGCTGCGGTTCCTGCAGCTGCTGCGATGGCTGGTTTAGGCGCTGCTTTGTTTGATGCCACGAAAGGTGCGATGGAGGACGCTGCCGCACAGGATCTGCTTGCTAATAACTTGCGGAAAGCCACCGGCGCTACCGACGCTCAAATTGCAGCCAACGAAGATTGGATCAGCACCCAAGGCAAATTGTTAGGAATCACCGACGATGAGTTGCGTCCCGTACTGGCGAAATTGGCAAAAGCAACTGGCTCAGTTACTACGGCCCAGCAGTTCGCCAATCAGGCGATGGACATTGCTGCAGCCACTGGAAAGCCCCTTGCGACGGTCACAGACGCTGTAGCGAAAGCTTATGGGGGCAACATGACCGCCCTCGCCAAATTGGCTCCTGAATACCGCACCATGATTAAGGACGGTGCAGACTTCGAGACAGTGATGAGCCTGATTGCTGACACCACTGGCGGTGCTGCAACTGAGGCTGCAAACACGGCCCAAGGACAATTCAAGCGCCTTGGTGTTTCCCTCGCTGAAACTAAGGAATCCATCGGAGCTGCACTGCTCCCAGCGATTGAGGCCGTCTTGCCGTACCTGACAAAGTTCGGTGATTGGGCTGCTAAGCACCCGGGCATCATCATTGCTGTCGGTGCTGCTTTTGGCGTACTTGCTGCATCAATTATGGCTGTGAACCTTGCGATGTCTTTGAACCCTGTCAGTTTGATTGTGATCGGAATTGTTGCTTTAGGTGCTGCTCTTGTCGTTGCCTATAACAAGTTTGAAACCTTCCGCAACATTGTTGACGCAGTCTTTGAGGGCATCAAGTTTGGGTTCAACATTCTTAAGACGTATTTCACAACCATTCTCGGTATTTACAAGACGATCTTCAACGGCATTGCAACGCTGTGGAATAACTCGATTGGCAAGTTGTCTTTCAAGTTCCCGTCTTTCGTGCCGGGTCTTGGCGGTAAGGGCTTTGATGTTCCGAACATTCCGATGCTCGCTGCAGGTGGCATTGTCACTGGCCCGACTTTGGCGATGATTGGTGAGGCTGGCCCTGAGGCGGTTGTGCCTTTGTCTCGTGCTGGCGAGTTCGGCATGGGTGGCGGTAACAACGTCACTATCCATGTCAACGGTGGAGACCCGAACGCTGTTGTAGCAGCTCTACGCACCTACATGCGCCAAAACGGATCTGTACCTATCCGAGTGAGCAACATTTTCTAATGGCTCTCCAGTCCTACACCGTCGCTTACTCAACTAATGGCTCGACGTGGACTGGCTTAACCAATGTTCAAAACATCACAATCAAGATCGGTAAGAGCGCACAACTTGACGCTGTAAACGCTTCTATTGCTTCTTTTGAAATGCGATACCCCACGGGCTACGCCTCGCCTATCACCCAGTTAGTTGCCGGGTCATACATCAGAATTTCAAACACCACAGGTACTGCAAACCCTATTTGGTACGGAGAAATTACTGATGTAAACGCAACCTACGGCATCCCGTTTAGTGGTGGTGTCGGCCCTGCTGACTTTCTCAGTGTTTCTTGTGAGGGTGCTTTCGCTGCTGTGGGTCGCATGCAAGGCAACGGCTACTCGATGGCTGCTTCTAGCATTGTTGACCAGTTCCAAAACGCAAACATTCAGACGGGTTTGAACTTTGGTTATTTGCCTTTGTCCTCTAGTACCCGTCTTGCTGCTACGACTGTA